TTAACTGGCTTTGCGGACTTGCGGGAGATCAAAGGCTTTACGCAGCGCGCGCACAAACGCTTTATCATGACAGATCGTTTTACCGGGGCTGTCGGAAAGTTTAGCCACCGGCTTTCCGTTACATTCCACCAGTTTAATAACGATATTAAGCGGTTTTACCTGAGGGATATCACAGGTCAGGCGGGTACCAATGCCGAAGCTTAACTGTACGCGAGACGCGAAATGGCGATAGAGTTCGACCGCCTTTTGCAGATCAAGATTATCTGAAAAGACCAGCGTTTTTGTCAGCGGATCAATCCCCAGCTTTTCATAATGGGCAATCGCCTTTTCGCCCCATTCGACAGGGTCTCCTGAGTCGTGGCGTAACCCCTGATAACGGCTGGCGAATTCAACGCCGAAATCGCGTAAAAACGCATCCATTGTAATGCAATCTGTCAATGCGATACCAAGCTGGTGCGGGTATTCGTTGAGCCAGGCGGCCAACGCGGCACGCTGACTGGTCGCCAGGTCCGGACTGATTTGTTGATGCGCCTGGAACCATTCGTGCGCCTGCGTGCCCATCGGCGTCAGCGCCAGGCGACGCGCGAGATCATAGTTGCTGGTGCCGACAAACCATGACTCCTGCTGGAGACGTTTAACCATCGCCTGCTGTACTTCACGAGAGAAACGGCGGCGGGTACCGAAGTCCATCAGGTGGAAGCGGGACATATCGAGATCGGCGGTTAACGCAGTGAAATCAACCAGCTTACTTTCCAGCGCGTCGAGCGCCTGATCAACGCCCGCGTTTGGCGAGCGGTAATGATGAACCAGTTCACTGATCACCGCCAGCAGCGGCACTTCCCACATAATCACTTCACGCCACGAGCCGGTTAAGCGAATATTCAGCTTGCCGTTATCGTTGGTGACACAGACTTGAGCGGGGTTATAGCGAAACTCGCGTAGCCACTTCAGATAATCTGGTTTAAAAAAGGGCAGGCCGGAGAGCCACTGGAACTCGTCCTCCTGGAGTCGCAGGTGCTGCATCGCGTCCACCTGCTCGCGAATAGCATCGGCATAAATACCCAGCAGGTCGTCGCCACGGCAACGAAACTCAGCCGCTACCTGTACATCATAGTAGTGGTGAAAAACGGCTTGCTGCATATGCAACTTATAAGCATCTGTATCCAGCAACGAGTGCAGAACAGGAGAAGCGAATTGTGTCATAGGTGCGCTGTAGCGTCCTCTCACGGGAGCGTTTAGTACAATAAACAACTAAGAAAACCGCTGGAGTATACCTTGTTTAGCGATTTATTGAACCCCGATCACACCATAAGCTGTCTTTAGGGTCGAGCGCATTTCGTGCCCCATGTTATAAAAATGTAGCGATGCGACTGCTAACCCCTTGAATTTAAGGATTTCTACTGCGCTGCTACCATGCTTTGGGGCAGTGATGGGGCATAGCGGGAAAGTGCCTGGTTGAGCAGAGAAACCTGTTCTGCGCTCTTCTCTGACATCCACTTTCCATACACCTTGTAAACCATCTGTGCATCGGTATGCCCCATCTGCGTTGCTATAAAGTTTGGGTTAGCACCAGCTGATAATGACCAGCATGCATAGGTATGTCGTGACTGATACGCGTTACGGTAACGAATGCCGGCACGCTTGATTATCGGGGCCCAAATTTTATTAATGGAATTAACCGCGTAGTGATATCCTGTGCGAGGTCCACGTTTGACGCATTGAGGGCTGAATACGAACGTGCAGGGCTGAATGACAGATTGTCCATATTCCCGCAACTTCACTTCAACCTCAAACTGCCGGCCAAGGCGTGTCAACTGGGCCTGATTCCTCAGGGCATCAATAGCTGGTTGAATGAGATATATCACCCTGTCAGTACCTGCGTCGGTTTTTGGCAGGGTGAACTCATCCGTCTGGGTAAGGTTGCGCTTCACAATGATCGTCCCGGCATGCAGATCAATATCTTCCCAGGCCAGACCGCACAACTCCCCATGCCTCATTCCGGTATAGACTGCCAGTGACCAGAGATTTCTCATCTGCTGGTGGCCGCATGCCTGGATAAACCTGATGAACTCGTCTGTCGTGAGTGGATCTGGTTCCCCTTTCGCTTTCTTGAGACGGTTAATTCCGCTAAACGGGTTTTCCTTTGCATAGCCGTTATCTGTTCCAAACTGGAAGATCTCGGCCATCAGCATCATGTAATTATTCACTGTGGACGATTTCCGGCCTTTAACCTGAGTCCGGTGATCCTTCTTCATTACCTGAAAGCCCGTCAGCAACTCCTTCCTGACATACAGCAAATCCTCAGTAGTCACCGCAGAAACCATTTTGTTTTCGCCGATGAGTGGAAGCATGTTTTTTATGATAGATTCGTACCTACTCATGGTATTAGAGCTGATCTCCATTCTCTTCAGCTCGGACCATCTTTCGGTAAGCTCCAGCACAGTAATTTCCTTTCTATCCTGACCGAACCGGGCAAGGTTCGGTGAGTTTGGGAATTTTTCCACATAGTTAAAATTCCCCATCCTTATCGCAAAACAAACCGAAGAACGCAGTTCGCCAGCTATCTTGCGATTTTTTGCAGTGTCAGGGATACCAAGGTTTTCCCTGACACGTTTACCTTTATACAGAAACCAGATGCGGAGCGAACCGCCGTGGTTTTCGACGCCTGTCGGGTATGATGCATTAGCCATTAATCCCTCCTGACGTCCAGGAGCATTGACGAGTGTACTGCTTTTCATGTTGTCTTCGCACCTGGTTGATTTTTTTTCTGCGCCTCGATCCACTGATCAACGGCTTCTCTGTTGTATATGCATTCGCTCGAAGGCTTCGGATTTCCGTCTGGTGAAATGTGCAGGTACTCGCGGCCCAGCATCCAGGATTCTTTTCTGGCGCGGGTAATGGTTCCGGGCTTAAGCCCGGTAACCGCAATCAGAACTTTTTCGCTAACCCACTTGTTTGGCGTCAGTTGGATAATGTTGCTCATCGTTTTCTCCAGTGGCCCCGCAGCGGGCCATCGCTAATATTCAGTTTGCCTGTGCTGGCAGATTTCTAAGTTTCCGGACGCCGATCATTGCGGTGGCTACGTAGCTGGTGGCCCGGTTAACTACTTCGACAGGAACCTTTACGCCATCCACTACAACGGTGTAATTGGTAACGTGCTTTTGTCTGCCGTAATCGCCGAACTTCTCATGATGCGCAGCCAGTGCAATATCACATGCGCGACGACCGACTGGTGATTGCTTGCTTCTGTTAATAAGTTTCATCATCACTAAATCCCCAGTGAGGCGACGATATCGTTCGCTGTTTCTCGGGTACTGCCTTTACTCGATATTGATCTGCGGGCATTGACCCGGTGCAAAGTGAAGCCGTGCCGCTCGTAAAGTTCAATAACGCGTGGTGCGGTAGAATTACTGATAAACACCTTTGCGCCGCGCTGATGGGCTGCAACGCAGCTTTCAGCAAGCGCTACCTGGCTATCCCATGAGAACCCACCGGAGGCGTAGCTAGTGAAGCCAGTGGTGCCGGGTATTGGCTCGTATGGCGGATCGCAGTAAACGACATCACCATCACCCGCCAGCCTGAGAGTACGTTCGAAACCCGCAGTCATAAATACGCACGCGCGAGACTTCTTCCTGAATGCCCTGATCTCTTCTTCCGGGAAATATGGGGCTTTATACTTTCCCCATCCAACATTGAAAAAACCGTCAAGGTTGTAACGCATCAGACCGTTAAAGCAGTGCCTGTTGAGATAAAGGAATGCGGCTGCTCGTTCTGTCGCATTCAGTTTCTGGGCGTTGAATGCTTCACGAATTACTGTGTAGTTTTCGGCATCATTCAGATGTCTGAAAGCTTTTATTGCCTCTGCGATTACCGAATCAGGCACTACGGCCAGCATCTGGTACAGGTTAATCAGGTCGGCGTTGACGTCAGCCAGAAGGAAACGTTCGTGCTTGTCTGAGTTGAGAAACACCGAACCGCCGCCCACAAATGGTTCTATCAGTCGTTTACCTGCCGGGATAAGACGATCCAGTTCCGGCAGCAGCGAATATTTACCGCCTGCCCATTTCAGGAACGGGCGGCGCCAGGTGCGCGGAACACTTTTTTCAACTGGTAGTACTGCCGTTGTTGCGTGCGTCATCGCCACTGCTCCCCGAACGTGAAGCCAATCTCCTTTAGCGCTTCGTCCATCTTTTCGATAAATTCCGGTACCATTTCATTGAAGAGGGACGTGTATTTGTCGTCGCGCTCAACAACCACGTGGTGAATGCCTTCTCGCTTCATGCGCGGGTCATAATTCGCGAAATACCAGGCATCTCTCCCGGTTACCCACATGCTGAATTGCACCTGGGCCATATAGGCGGATTTGATAGCCTCGAAGCCGCCAAGCCTGAATTTCATAAAGTCGCGAGAGGTGAAAGGGCACTTCAACTCAAGACCGCGGCCATCACTGCACAGGCCGTCAGGAGAACAGGCGGTACGCATGCCCTCGTCACGGAAAAGGATCGGCGATCCGGTGACCTTCACGTCAGTGGTGAACTCAAACAGGGTGCGAGCATCGTCCTCATACTGTTTCCCCCAGGCCAGCGCCCTGGCGTTAACTTCCGGCACCACGCCGGTGCAAACTTCAGCAAGAAGGGTGAGAAAGTAGGACATCTTCATATCCGTCCATTTCTTGCCTGAACGTGGTTTTGAAATGACGTTGTGAACTTCGGAAGCAGTGATGACACCGAGGCGTAGACGGTGCCACGCTTCATCACCTTGCTCGATGTTGCTAACGTCAATACCTGTACGAGCCAGGATAATTTCTGGTGTCATGCTTCCACCTTCTGTTCTGCTGCTTTCTGCTTCAGGAATCCGAGGGCTTTCACTGCTTCGATTTGCGTAAGATCTGACGATGCACCAATATCGCGACGGAAGATTTGGGAGCAGAGCGGCAGCAGATCGTCATCCCATGTTTTATTCAGGGTGATCAGCAGATCATTAATTTCCTGCATGGTTTCATCACTAACCGGAGTGATGTCGCGTTCCGGCTGGCGATCTGCGGTATACGTGGTATTTTCGACAATGCGTTCGGCCTCATCCTTGTCGTAGATGCCAGCGAAACCGAAGGCAAGACGGGCGCATTGGATCATTGCTTTGTGTCGCAACATCCGTTTGGGATGTGACTGCCACGGTCCAGTAATCTCACGACCATCACGGGTTTTGAATGGTTCTCGGCGACATTCATCCATCCATTCGGTAACGCAGATCGGATGGTTACGGTCCTTACGGTAAATCCTGCATGTACATGATTCGTTATCCTGCTCAAAATCCATACCGTCAAACTGCTGGTTTTCGTTGATGATACGGGACCAGCCATCAACACCCACCACAGGGACGATCCCGTTCTGCTTATCAGGAAAGGCGTAAATTTCTTTCGTCCACGGATTAAGACCGTACTGGTTGGCGACTATCAGTAGCGCAATAAACTGCGCATCACTGGCGTCACCTTTAAAAGCTGTCTGGCGCAATGTGGTGATCAGTTCCTGCGGATCTACAGAATCCATTCCTACACGTTCAGCCAGTTTTCCTGCCAGTGTTGCGAGTGCTGTGCTCATTTGTCTCATTCCTCTGATTCAATATCAATTTGATGCCGGGAAAACACCTCAACCATGTACCGCACAAACTCCGACGCGCGCTCCTGGAATTCGACATCGTCATCAAATGCCCGGCTGATCGCTTTTTTGTTGGCGCCGTGACGCGGTAGCTCGTCCATACACAGCGACTCCAGCATGTGAAGCGACAGTCCTTTCTCCAGGTCGTCAGCCAGCTCGGATTCTTTCTCTTCTCTGGCGATTTGCTGGTAATGCCGGGTCCAGTTCTGAGCCTCGATCCGGTCGTAAGTGAGATATGCGTTCATGGCTGAACTCCTGAATTTGGTTTGCAGAATCCCCGACACCATGTGGGCTGCCAGAATCTGTGCAGTATTTCGTTTTGCTGGTTTTTCCTGCTAATGGGTTGCAGGTTTGCCGTGTTGGTTGAGGTAAACCTCGATCTCGTCGTTGGTTGTCCGCAGGCGTTCGAAAAGGGTAAACAGGTACAATCCTTTTCCTACGTTTGCAGATGCGCGGTACGTGCGCCCCTGGTACTTAACCAGCATTCCCGGTACAACGCTGGTTCTTGGTAATGTTGTTGTGCCGTAATTAGTCATCTTCTAATCCAAGAGCTATCCGTATTTCTTTTGCGCGGCTTTTACTGCCTGCCTCGACACCTTGGCTGTAAACGAAATGCAATAGGTTATGGATGATCTCCCAATCATCACGATCAAGCTTTGTTGAAAGCAGGCGTGAGACAATTTTGCCACTGGATTTCAGGTGAAATGCGGTGGTCTCTTCTTTGCCGTTGTATTTTTTATCGATGATTTCCATGACTTACCTCTTCATCCGCTTAACGCCCGGCGGCGGAACGTTTTAAACCTTCTGCGCGTTAACTTTTCCACCTCATTCCGGTCTTCGTATGCCCCGGACGGCTACTTCGTGGGCGTCCTGCCTGGGTGGTTCGTTGTTGCTATGGAATAAGTAAAGCATCATTTTACTTCTTAGTCAACTTATACGGAATTAAAGTGTAAAGCAAAGCTGTACAACAAGCATGTTCATTTTTGAACTATGTTTAGCAGCTCAATATGTATATGATTAAAAAAACATCAGTAAGAGGTGGTTATGGAACGCGATAAGCTGGAAGAAGACCGTGCGGCATTCATTGCGGGTGAGATTGGCGGCGCTGTGGTCGAATTGATAATCGACGGCGTAGTGATTAACCGTGATGCGATTGTGCATAGCCTAGAGGCTAAGCGCAGGGCAGTGGGAAACGTCATTCACAAAGGTGTATTGCGGGATGCGGCTGCGATGGTGAGGAAAGGGCAGTAAAAACCCGGCGCGAAGGCCGGGTTACGAGATAAGACTCATGTCTCTAAAAGTAATTTTTTGGCAAACTCAATCGTATCTTTATGATTTGATGCAGGAATATGATTTATCTTCTTAGCATCCATTGTTCTCTTGATGGTATCGATAACCTTGCTTTGGCCCTTAGTAGGGGATTCAGGAACTTCAATGGTGAAAAGAATGTCTTCTATATCCAGTAGGTTTTCTTCTGAAGCTCGAGTAATCCGCATGACCCATATGTCGCTGTGTTCCATCATTTTTCCAGGCTCGGTTTGGGTGAATGCTATAGGCTTTATCGCGCATTGAATCTCATTGTGCTTTTTGGCAACCAAAGGCATGGAGAATTTTGAATAAAACCCGTCGATAGACTCTTGCTTAAAGACATTTTTTAAACCATCAATTCTGTCAATACTCCGTTTGAGTTCTCTTGCAAGCACATCCTCTCGGCGTTCTTTTGTGTAATCGGAGTGATTAACATATTTATTATAAATGCGTGCTAAATCTTCCTTTGGGTTGGCACTGAGAACAACCCTTGTCGTGCTGAACTGAAAAATAGATTCTTTCTTGGTCGTGAAATATCTAAAGAATTGAGCAAGTTGTTGGTGCCCTGAAATCTGAGATGCTTGGGCTTTTGCGAATTGCAACTCTCTCTGAATGGTGTCTTTGGCTATAGGGAAAATGCAATCATCGTGAAAGAAGTTTTTGACACGAGAATCGTTACGCTTAGTGATCTGAAAGTCAAAGTAATTTTCTTTTGGTGCACATATGACCACGCCTATGTTCGCGAATTCTTCAGTTTCCGCATAGGGTGCATACCTAACAATGCTGTAAAGGCATGGAGTTGTCATACTATTTCGCTCCAAAATTCGTCACGGTCGCCTTTGTCTAAGGTATCGTAAACAAAAGGTAAAAACTCATCATCAACGATCCACTCATCTGGTATTTCTTCAATAATAGCAGGAAGCTTAACTAAGCTATCAACGACCTTCTGACGATACTCGAGGCGATCTGATCCTACCCACGTAATGTGGACACGGCCCTAAGCGAGGTTCTGGTTTTCAAATTGTTCCGGGCTGAGCCCGCCACAGGCACTGTGGCGACGCCACCGATTGTAATCACACTCGATATAATTAAACACAGTCGTCCGCATTATTTCCCGGCTGATAAAGCGTTCCCCGTGGATACATTCCACCTTCAGCGAGTGGAAGAAGCTTTCCGCGCAGGCATTGTCGTAACAACAGCCTCTGGCACTCATGCTACCGTGCAGATTATGTCGCTTCAGCAGAGCCTGATAGTCCGCCGAACAGTATTGCCCGCCGCGATCTGTATGGACAATGACATTTTCCGGGCGCTTACGCCGCCACAATGCCATCTGTAGTGCATCGCAGGCCAGTTGTGCTGTCATCCGCGAGGACATTGACCAGCCGATAACGATGCGCGACCACAGGTCAATCACCACTGCAAGGTACAGCCAGCCTTCACCGGTGCGAAGATACGTAATGTCACCCACCCACTTCTGATTCGGGCCACTGGCGTAAAAGTTCTGCTTCAGCAGATTCTCTGATACTGGCAGACCATGTTCACGGTAACTGACCGGGCTGAACCGGCGCGAGGCTTTTGCCCGCAGTCCCTGCCGACGCAGGCTGGCCGCCACGGTTTTTATGTTATACACCCGTCCCTGAGCACGAAGCTCATCCGTCAGGCGTGGCGCACCATAGCGCTGTTTTGCGTCACTGAATGCCTCCCGGACGACGTTATCACAGACAAGGCGGAACTGCTGACGCCGGTTTATCTGATGACGACGCTGATGCCAGATGTACCAGCCGCTACGGGCAACCTGAAGTACACGGCACATGGCTTTGATACTGAACTCAGCCTGATGTTTTTCGATGAAGACATACTTCATTTCAGGCGCTTCGCGAAGTATGTCGCGGCCTTTTGGAGAATGGCCAGTTCCTCGTCCCGTTCTGCCAGTTGACGCTTAAGACGGGCGATCTCAGCGGACATCTCCTGTTCGCGTTCAGAAGAAGATAGCTGATTTTGCTGTTTGCTTCGCCAGTTGTAGAGCTGTGATTCATACAGGCTAAGTTCGCGGGCGGCTGCGGCCACACCAATGCGTTCAGCCAGTTTCAGGGCTTCGTGACGAAATTCAGGCGTGTGCTGCTTACGTGGTTTTTTGGTAGTCGATACAGGCTTTGTCATGTGAGTCACCTCTGGTTGAGAGTTTACTCACTTAGTCGCGTGTCCACTATTGCTGGGTAAGATCAATCTACCAGGTCAAACTCCCACTTGCGATTACCAGGACCGTAAACATGGACCAAAAAATCGTCTGGTCCTGCATTTTCATCAAAGGAGAGATTATGGTCAATTAGATAATACTTATCGTTGCCAACGTCATAAAGGATATTAACGTTCCCACCTTTACTGGTAAGCGTTCTATCTGCATTTATTACCCATCTGTCAAACACATAGATGAGTTTCTGTTGTTCTATAGGTACGATGGCCTCGTTTCTTGACTGAGAGAACGTCAGTGCTACCGCACCTTCAATGTACTGTGACGCAAAGGCGTGACCAGTACAAATGTTACTCTGGAGTTCTGGTGAATACTCAACAAGTTCTTCCGGCACAAATACAATTTTAAAATCAGGTAAAGTAAGGCCGATATCCTGAGCCAGGCAACCAGAAATAAACTCAGCCAAGAGATTTTTAGGAGGCATAGATGGTTTTGATTTCAAAACATATAATTGACCATCATCGCACTTGCAAAGAAATGGTTGTGTAGACCCTTCATTAATGCGACGAATTACTTCAACAACATTGGGAATTGCATCATCGTTGCCTGCTTCGCGCTCCATCACTAGTCCTTGCGTTTTCTAGTTTGCTTTACCGACGCCTTCTAACCTCGTGTCCATTAGGGACAATGCTTGATGGTTCATAAAGGCAAATTATGCTGAATCTCAGCATCAATGTTTTATTCAGCACATCAAAATTCCGATTTTAGAGTCTCAATCCCCCTGCGACCGAATCCGCCCCTTCATATACTTCTCATACAGTTCGTCGAGTTCTTTCAGCCGAATTGCGAAGATGCGGAGCATGTTCTGTTGCTCTTCTTCCGGTAACTGGCGATAGAGCTCAAGCAGGCGCTGTTCGTCGGGTTTAAGTCCGTCTTTCTCTCCGACATCCTCACCAAGCAGCCACGGAACTGATACACCAGCAGCATCAGCAATAGCTAATGCGGAGCTTTTGCTAATTCTTCCTGTTTTGAACCAACTGGAAACTGCTTGCTTGCTGACACCAGCTACCCTGGCCATCTCTGTTTTAGAGAAACCCTTCTTATTTAACTCTGCCAGCCTGGAGATCAGGCCATTCGTCAGTGTGTTATCGCTCATCGCCTCATTGTAAATGATTGCTTTACTTGTAGGTAGGCATGTGCTGTTTGACTTGTTGGTAAAATGATGCTTTACTTTTGTCATCTAAGGAGGTCCTATGACTGGTATTGAAAAAGCAATTCAAAAATTTGGAACAGGGGCTGCTCTTGGAAGAGCGCTTGGATTTTCAAAAATGACAATTTCCAACTGGAAAAAGACCGGGATTCCACCCGATCACATTCGTTCAGTTTTCGAACTTACAGGTGTTACGCCACATGAGTTACGGCCTGACTTGTATCCAAATCCAACAGATGCATTACCAAGCCAAGAGGCATCAGCCAAATAACCATAGAGGATATTTACCCATGGAGAACGCAATTGCACGAAAGTTAGACCCACCAGAAATCAACCCGATTGAGATAGAGAGTGTCCTGCTCAACCGGCTTGCATCAGTAGGGCAGAAATCATACGCCGAGCATATGGGCATCAGTGAGTCGACAGTCAGCAGACGTAAAGCTGAGGGATATTTCTGCAACATGGCGAAAGAGCTGGCTTTTCTTGGGATTCAGGCCGCGCCACCGGAGGCGGTACTGGTATCCAGAAACTATCTCACAGCCGTAGAGATTCTCGCTGATGCCGGGCTAAAGGCTGAACGAGCCAGGCCGGATGCGCTGGGGTGGGACTGAAAATGGTAGCAACCAAAAAGGCGAAAGCCGCGGTGAGGGGTCACCAACGGCTTTCTGGTGGAATTAACTGGATCAATTCACAGGAGTAATTATGGCAAACACTGCTGAAGTAATCAATTTTCCTGTGCCTGACGTGGCACATAAGGAGCCGCGCGTGGCAGATCTCGATGATGGGTTTACGCGCATCGCCAATGAGATCCTTGAGGCTGTAATGCATGCAGGTTTGTCGCAGCATCAGCTTTTGGTGTTCATGGCTGTCATGCGCAAAACATACGGCTTCAATAAGAAATCTGACTGGGTCAGTAACGAGCAGCTCTCGGAGCTGACCGGCATTCTCCCTCATAAGTGCTCATCTGCAAAAAGCGCCCTGGTTAAGCAGGGGATATTAACTCAAACCGGTCGTGTTATCGGGATTAATAAAACGGTCAGCGAATGGTCATCTTTACCTGTAAAAGGTACAGAAAAAAAACCTTACCTGGAAAAGGTAAATTTACCTGAATCAGGTAAGAAAAGTTTACCCGAATCAGGTAACGGCTATTACCCAAATCAGGTAAACACAAAAGACACTATTACAAAAGACAGTAAAGACAATAGTAATAAACCCCCTAAACCCCCCCGGGCGGTTTCGTTCGATGCATCAAGTGTTCAGTTGCCTGACTGGCTGTCTTCGATCACCTGGTCTTCATGGGTTGAATACCGCCGTGACCTGAAAAAGCCGATCAAGTCTCAGCAGACCGTGACGCAGGCTATCAACCTGCTCGACCGCTGCAGGCTGAACGGATACACACCTGAAGAAATTATTAACCGCAGTATTGCGAATGGCTGGCAGGGTCTGTTCGAACCTGACGGACAGGCGAAGCGCAGCAGAGATACCGATCAGGAAAGTATCCACTGGAACAGCCCGGATGCATGGAGGGATTTCCTATGAAACCTGAACTCTACCGCGCAATAAACAATCGGGATGGCGCAGCGATGGCAAGCATAGCCGGGGGCAACCCTGAGCATGGCCGGGTTGTGAATTCAGACGCTGAGCGCCTTGTTGACGCGCTGTTCATGCAACTGAAGCAGATTTTCCCGGCCGCGACGCAAACCAATCTCCGCTCCGATGCTGACGAGCGAGTAGCTAAGCAGCAGTGGATAGCGGCATTTTCAGAAAATGGCATCCGCACCCGCAAGCAGCTATCCGCCGGAATGCAGAAAGCCCGTTCCAGCCAGTCTCCATTCTGGCCGTCGCCAGGTCAGTTTATTTCGTGGTGCCGTGAGGGGAGTGGAGCACTCGGGGTCAGTGTTGACGACATCATGGGCGAATACTGGCGTTGGCGGAAGCTTGTTTTCCGTTATCCGACCAGTGAGCAGTTCCCCTGGAGAGATAAAAATCCGCTGTATTACCACGTCTGCCTGGAGCTGCGCCGCCGTGGAACTGAGGGGCAATTAAGTGAAAAGGAACTTATCCGGGCCGCTGGCGATATCCTGCATGACTGGGAAAAGCGAGCTCTTGCAGGTAAACCCATACCGCCTGTTCGTCGCGCTTTATCCGCGCCGTCGCGGGATCGCGGTCCAACGCCAGCCGAGTTGTTAATGGCGAAATACAAACAACGCAAAGACGCCGGTCTGATTTAACAGGAGCAACCAAATGAAAGAACGTGGAATAACTGATGGTTTAACCATGAATCAGCTTGCAGAACGTAATGCTGAACACGTAACTACCATAGCGGCACTGGAAGCCAGATGCGCGGCGCTGGTAGCGGAGAATGCGGGGCTGAAATACCAAGAGCCAGCCGGATACCACGTCATCAAAGAGTGCGGAAAGGTTGGCTGTAGTGTTGCAACGCTTGAAGAGGCCGAGAAAACGCGGGACTTCTGGAATAAAAAGTGGACTATCAGGCCGTATTTCTACTCCGCAGCACCAGCGCCGGTAGTGCCGGAGGAAATGCCAAAAGGCCTGGCGGATCAAATTGTCAGTCTGCTGGCTCATAACATTGGCGATAAGTTTTTGGCTCAGAAAATCTGGAACGCCTGTCGCGCTGCCATGCTTCAGGGTAGCAAACCTGTAAGTAATCGTGATGAGTTGCTATACGCAAAGGTTAAGGCAGTCGCTGACCTGTACGCCCTGTACTGGAAATCGGGAGAAGTGGTTACTTATGTAAGTATCCCGCATAATCGTGCCATTCACATTTAGAGATCCTCCGGCATAATCAATCTGCCAACAAAGGAGATCGCTATGCGTAAAGCCCGTTTTACTGAGCATCAGATCATCGCCGTGATTAAGTCGGTTGAAGCCGGACGAACCGTTAAAGATGTCTGCCGGGAGGCCGGTATCTCTGAAGTGACTTACTACAACTGGAAGTCTAAATACGGCGGTATGGAGGCTTCTGATATTAAAAAGATCAAGGATCTTGAGGACGAGAACCGGCGCCTCAAACAGATGTTTGCCGACCTGAGTCTTGAGAACCGGGCTCTGAAAGACGTTATCGAAAAAAAGCTTTAAAACCAGCCCTTAAGCGTGAGCTGGTAACACATCTGATAACGGCATTCGGACTCAGTATTCGCCAGGCCTGCCGCAGCCTGAACCTGAGCAGAACGGTTTATCATTACCGCCCGGATACCACGCGTGATGAACCCGTTATTGCCGCATTGCAGGCGGCGGCTGAACGATACCCGCGATACGGTTTTCCGAAGCTTTATCAGGTTCTGCGACGTCAGGGATATCAATGGAATCACAAAAGGCTCCACCGTATTTACTGTCTGCTCAAGCTGAATTTTCGCCGTAAGGGTAAACAACGGCTACCGGTGCGTAATCCTTCGCCGCTGGCCACGCCGGAAGCGCTGAACCAGAGCTGGTCTGTCGATTTTATGCATGATGCCCTGGTCTGTGGCCGTCGTTTTCGCACGTTCAATGTCGTTGATGACTTTAACCGTGAGGCATTGTCGATTGAAATCGATCTGAATCTGCCAGCTCCACGAGTGGTCCGGGTGCTCGACAGGATCGCGGCAAACCGTGGCTATCCTGCCATGCTTCGCATGGATAACGGACCGGAGTTTATCTCGCTGGCACTGGCTGAATGGGCAGAAAAACATGCAGTAAAACTGGAGTTTATCCAGCCGGGTAAGCCAACGCAGAACGCTTTCATTGAGCGTTTTAACCGGACATACCGTACAGAAATACTCGATTTTTATCTGTTCAGAACGCTGAATGAGGTGCGGGAAATCACGGATAAATGGTTATCAGAATATAACTGTGAACGCCCGCATGAATCGCTGAACAATATGACACCGGAGGAATACCGACAGCACCATTATTTGGCCGGGATCTCAAAAAATGCATGGAACTAAAACGGGTCTATTTACAATACCATCGCGAAGAATTGTCATGCGCTCGGATTCTGCTCGTTGTTTTGCTTCTTCCTGTTGTAACTCAATCGTTTTGGTTTCGACTTGCGTCTGATGGTCTAAATAGGACGTACCGACCCATGCGCCGCCTAAAACTACGACCGCAAACAGGAAACACGTTGTTTTCTGTCTTGGGCTCATACCTTGTGTTACCTTCCCAAATGCGTTACCAAAGGAATCAATCAGTTCTTTAACTGAAGTGATAATTTCTGTGCAGCCAGGCTTGATGGTAAAAACCAACTCTGCAGCTTCTCTATCCTCAGCCGTGAGCTTCTGTAAGTTAGAGGTTTTGTACTTGATTAGAGTAAAAACCTTGTACATCTCAGTTTGAAATTCACAGATACCCTGCACCAGGCCCGCAGGCAGAGTACCATTATACTTATCTTCATTACCAAAGAATTTGAAATCAATGCTTTCTAAGAAGTTTAACTTCAAGTTTTCAATATGAATGTCTTCGCCAGAAATAACTCGGGCAAAAATTGCTTCCAGATCATCAATACTATTGATTCCATAAGTCTGAATTGCATCTTCCATGCGTTATCCTTGCAACATATCAGCAAATATGTGAACTAAATTACTTAGCGTTTGTGTACCTTAACTCTGATACTATCGCGATTTAGATACAAGCGTAACCTCGAGTTTTATCAGGTTTTTTTGAGTGGTTAATCCCCGTTCAACCACATATCAGCCTCTTCAGACTCCCACCGCCAATTGAACCTGAGGTAAAGTTGTCAGCGTCGAGGCAAAAAAATGCGATACAGCGATCGACAGGAAGGGGATATGGCTTTAGTAACTTTTATAATGAGTTAAGTAAAATACTCAGAATATCTTCCGCAAATCATTATGAAAAAAAATGGGGCTGCGATAAGTCACCCCAATTTTTGCTTGACACTTAACTTTTTATCGTTATTTAAAGAACTTACGGGCAGTAATTTCCGCAAATAACACTAAAAAGAAGAGCCGAAGTTAGCCCTAAAGGAAACAATATAACCCAACTGGAACTGCAGCCTGTTACCAATGGAAACACCAGTACTTTATGTCATATTAATAACTGTCAGTTTTTGATTTAGATCAGGTTAACAAATTATTCACAAGTGGACGGATGAGGAGCAAAATTCCTGGGGTTATTGATTTTCCATTAACCAGATGCCTGAAGATTTCAAACAGCAGTATTCGATATCTCAGCCCGTCAGATACAAGAGCAGGAATCGAAAATAGATCCGAAATAGCCTTTACAATATAGTGAACTGTTTTGCACACTTCTCTCTATGTAAACCGAGATTATGGAAGATAAAAGGGAAATGGATGTTAACCCCGTCAGGCCCGTGACGGCCAGCAGAAATACAGAAGAAACAACGGTGCCTACTGCAGTGAGTGTCAGGGCAGCTATTGAAGCGTGGCAGAATGAGACCGCACCGGGAGAGGAACGGACGATGGTGGCGGCTCGTCTGCTGGGATGCCTGGAAAATGAAGAGTGTTTGATACACATCCGGGCGCCGGTGACAACGCTGCCGGCATTATTTCCTCCCTCCCTGACAGTGCTGGCGCTGGATGGCTGTACGGCCCTGCGAGATATCAGCCATTTGCCAGCCGGTCTAAAATCCTTGAGTGTGGTGGGCTGCACCTCTCTGGAAACCATCAGTATCCCGTTGCCAGACAGTATCTCGGACCTTTTTATTTGTCATTGTCCGGCCCTGACCCGAATAGAAGGCGAGTTACCTCCACAGTTGCATCGGAGGGTGTACGTCAATGGGTGTTCCGCGCTGGATGAGGCCCAGCGAGTGTTCCTGTCATTTCCGGCAGATGTGTGTGGCCGCCAGACTCTGAGTACTGCTGAATTACTGGCGGATATCCAGCACTTTTCTGCGAACAGGCATGAATATGAGAGTGAGGCAGAACGGAATTTTTCTCAATGTGGTTTTATATTCGGCGATCTTCATGGACTCAACTTATCTAAGGTAAATATGAGTCATTCAGATTTCAGAAGGGCAAACTTGACCGAAGTAACATTAACCCATGCAGCAGTCAAAGAGAGCGATTTTACATCAGCCACTTTAACGGATGCTGTTCTGGACTTCAGTAATCTGGACCAGAGTAATTTTACAGGTGCCACCCTGACGGGAGTGAGTCTGTATGAGACCTCGATTGATGGCGTCAATTTCACCGACGCTAATCTGGAGAGAGCTCAGATGGGAGGGGCGTCTTTTGACGAGAGTTATCCGGTCGTTACCGGCGCGCGTTTTAAAAATGCTGTTCTGTGTCCGGGGATGAGTCTGGAAGGCGCGGTTTTAGGTACGGCAGATAACAGTCCTCCACCCAATACCAGTTTGATTCGTCTGGCTGACGCATGGCTCCCTGTGCCTGAGGAATGGGATCGGGAAGCGATGGAACTCTTTCTGGACAAGGCTAACAGGCCGGAGCTCTTTTTACTGAATACAATAGACAGCATGGGTGATCAATATGCCGGGGAGAAAGTCAGAACCGCAGAGCGACTGGTAAGAACATTACAGTTTTCCGGGGTGGATGTTTCCTGCGTCGGACTTTACCTGATGGAGACGCTGGGCAAACCTGATTACCATACCAGCCCGCTGATACAGGAGTGGCTTGTGCCGCTCAGTGACGCATTCTTTAGCTCTAATATTGATGTGGTAAACTCACCGGGCTCTTGGTTCAGTAGCACCGGGCTGGCATATCTGATGGCGGAGTATTTTGTTCGCCACCCGGAAAAAATGCAGTCTCATAACGGCGCATTTATTAAAACGATGCTGCAGGGAATGTATGATGAAGTATCATGCCCAGATCTGTCTCTGAAATGTCAGGAGATATACACAGATTGTTATCTCCCGACTGACGCGGTGGCTCCGTATGCCAGGCAGGGTGATTTCGGGAAAATGGACGGTTCCGGTGAGCCTGACTGGGAAAGTAAGGATGCGTTTAACTGGGTACTTTTGTCCTCCCCGGAAGAGAACAGCGTCATGATGGTGTCTGATAATAGTTTGAGTGAAATGTTTGAGCCTGATTTTGACACTCACTGGCGGTCCTTTTTTTTGTACCGGGATGGAGAGCTTCAGGAGGCCAGTGGTTATCAGCTTGACCATCTGTTTAATGATGTTTTCCCTGTGTTCAGTAAAGCCTATCAGTCTTTCTGCTCGGCACATGAGTTCGGGCGAATTCTGGATATATTACTTCCTGAGGGGGAAGTGAAAGAGCAGTTCCGAACGGCAGCCTTATCCGGTGCCTCAGATGTCAAAATGGTGGACGATGACTCACAGTTGAAACTGGGTGAGATTTTTGAACCTTACCTGGATGACTGGTTGTTACAGGAAGGACACATTCAGCAGATAACAGACTGCTATGAACTTCAGGAGGTGTCCGGCAGTGAAAAAGCGGAGACTTTCTTTTGTCTGGGGGCGGCATTTTGCCGTTATTCGTCCAGTGCAGTATTCGGTACCGAATGGGAGTCACCGCAGATACTGAGGGGGTATGCCAGTGGCCTGCTGGAAGAAGCTCACCGACAGCATCCGGCACTGTTCGCCGCTGCAGATTTTACGCCGGAAGAAAGGATGGGCGATATCCGTGGACGGCTGCGGGGCGGGGATGGGGGGCATTTTACCTGTACGGCTGTGCTGTCAGATATACTGGTAGAGCACGCAGAGAAAAATTTTCCACAACGGCTGGCCACGCTGTATCCGATGGCATGGCGGTGAGTTGAATGTTCGTGGTACGCCAGATTCGTTATCACTCAGGATTATCTGTATGGCAACACGCCGCGCACAAAGAAAGAGGATGACCTGATATTCCTTGACGGAAACCTCGGATCTGTTGTCACGGATAAAACCATTGATAGCCAGTACCTGCTTGAGATGGTAAATCAGGCTCGTAAACAGTGCGGTGAAAAAGAAGTCCGCAACAACGACTTTATCTATTTGCGCATAAACTCTCGCCCAATCGGGTGGGGATATAAGGGACATTTGCTAAGCTGTTTTAAGTTTTTCGTATCACAATCTTCGTTACAAAAGCGCTCAGAGATTTATTAGTTTTATGTATGTGTTAATGTCATGTAAAATGTTGTTGGCTACTTTTGATTTTTCTGTGGTGAGAATCATTTTTATATCATTAATAAATGTATCAAAATTATTCTGGAAATGAGTTTTTATCAATTCCTTTAAAATAATATGTTCATCATTATGATTTCCTGTCTGTTGATAGCTGTAACTAACTGTGGGTGTTGTAGCTATCTGCTGACCTTTAACGGCAGCACGAAATAAGCAGTCCCCATCACCAGGAACATCTATCAGTTCAATGCTTCCTCTTTTATTCACTGTTAATACCATATAATGGTCCCCAACATTGATTAAATTAATTGAATTATTTTTAATTGAATCTGTTTTAATGGCTTCTTTTTTTATATGTGCATGTATAATTAAGTCAATGTTTTGTTTTTTATAAAAGTCAATCATAACTAATGGGGTTATTTCTCCGCCTAAGCCCATCCAGTTATCAAGATTTAGATCTTTAATAATTTTGCTTTTTAATCCTACAGATAATATTTCTGCAGCCTTACCAAATTTAGGCATAGCGACAGCCGTGGGTTTAGGAGGGAGCGGAGGCGCTATTTTTCCCTCAGAAACAGTCGGCCTGTTATTGGCTGATACAGAGACTCCACCGGGGAGCAGAGCTGCTCCTGCCACTCTGTAATTTCTTTGGCTGTTCGGTGAGTTGAGCTGGTAGGTTAATTGCCAGGTAATCTGACCCCGGGGATGGCCTGCCATGTTATAAAGCCACTGAACAAACCTTCCCTGGCATCCATTAATTCTTTCAACAGCGAAAAGGTCATCCTGAGGATGATAGGTTATGGAATATTCACGACCATTAATAGTCACTTTGCTGTAACTTTGTGGTGATGGATTATGCAGACTGGCGCGGGATTGTTCGCGAATGGCATAAAGCTGGTCATCAGAAAGTGATTGTAATGTTTGAGTCCTTGATGACCAGATTCCATTAGGTAATGAGACTGAATTATTAAAAAAATCCATTTTTATCCTTATTTCATCCATTTGGCATGCCAATTGAATGTTAATCTAAATTTCTGGCAATAACAGAAAAACCTGCTGTATACTTTATCCGGGCTGGCGTCGTCATCTGTTCCTGCATGATGATAATAACAGTCATTACCAGTCTTTATGATTCACATTGTATGTTTATAACCATACAGTAAAAACCACTGAAAGAAATTAGATAAGCCTAACTTTTTGATGATAACGCGCCACGCGCCGGTAGTGCGAAGCTGATGGAAGTACTGGACCATCTTAACGCAAAAGACGGGAAGGGGAAGCTGTACAGAAAATTTCCGGCGAGTAACATGCCTTTGATGCCATTCATGGAAAAATAACACTCCATTAATCAGTTATAAGAGTTATTTATATAAACTTAAATGGATTGGTTAATTGAATCTCATCAAGATTAACTCCATATAAATTATTTATTGTCTTTGCGATAGCTTCTATATATTCAGCGCTATTCATTATAGCAGAGTATTTATCGTATACTTCGAAGCAATGATTTTCATTGATATATTTGTTGCTGTTGTTTTTATAAATTTCATATGACTCTTCCTTTTTGAAAATGCGCGCATCTAGCCAGGGGTCAAGTATATACTCCGATATTCTTTTTGAATCAGTAAAGGTCAGAAGCACGACCACATGATTTCCTCCTGACGCGCTATTATACATAAGGGATGTGTTTATTCTGGCATCAAATATATTATTTTTCGAAAAGCCGATTCCAGTTAGCCTTTGTGGTATGTATTTTGCAATAATCGAGCCTAAAATTAACGACATATCAGCACAGTTTCCTGTGTTGTATTTTATTGAATCAATGGAGGAATATATAAGACTCAGTGGTATTGGGTCTTCTGGTTTTTCTATCATGGCCCTGTCAAAAGCGTTTGTTTTTATAGCTTGCAGAAATTTTTTGTGATGTTCTCTTTGTGAATTAATTTCATCATGCTTGTCCAGCGTATCAATTTTAAGCTTATCAATTTGCATAGCATCATAACTGTCCGATTTCTTTATTATCGTTCTGACAAAAGCGGTACATTCTGACGCTGCATTAATAATGCAGGAGGATAATTCCGTAGAAGTATTCTGTTGGCTGTTACTGGTGCTCACTTCAGTTGCGGCGAAGTTTTTTGTAGCGATATGTCCAACATTCATAATCAATCACCTTTTCCTGTGTCCAAAATTAAATGATCTTCTTATATTAAGATAACCTAACAGGGACAGATTACAAATATCTATAAATAAACGCTCATCATTGTATCTATTGATGAACCTCCTTCAGATTCAGAGGTTATGACCATGGACGAAAAGTCGCTATCGCTCATAAATTAACTCATCGGGGCCATGGCACTTGAAGAAGTTGTCCCTTGATGAAAACACAGGGACAGTTACTGTTACTGCAAAGGTCGCTAATAAGATACGCTTATCCTGTCCGACCTGTGGAAAACAATGTTCTGTCCACGATTACCTGCATCAGTAACGATGCGCGATCCGGAAAGCCTGACGAGATCCGTGTTATGGGTTAACCGTAGCCACGTCGTGTAAGAACGGGCTGCGGCAGGCTGCTGGCTGTTCATGTCCGTATCGCCGAAGCGAAGAATAGTAGAGCGTGTTATGAATATTTGGTATCAAATCCAGCGGTGCTTACCCTGATTATGCCTCCCTAGTTGCTGTCCATACTGCCTCATCCTTTACCAGTCACATATCAGCCTCTTCAAATATTTCCTCCAGCATGCGGTTCAGCTTTTCCCGATCACTTTTGCTGGCATCGCTATTTAACGCATTCCCCTGCATCGGCTTCACCCTCACTTCGGCATCAGGGAAAATCTGGTGCACCCGCTTCGTCAGTTCGGCCAGAATGATCTCGCTGGCCCCTTCGAGTCCTTCAACATTACGCTTGTCATAAACCAGTTCTACGAACAT